CATCATTACACCAGATACTCCAATCCGTTGTATTTGTTGTGTTAGGCTCTGCAAGGTTAGTAAATAAAGCCACCAATCCCTCCTCGATATCTGCCACCGCCGTAATAACAATATCCCCGGTTACACTTGCAATGCTGATAGCACCGCCACTCACTGCCGTAGAGGAAATATCCATACCGCCCATAGTTACAACAACGGAAGAAAGGGTATATCCACTGTCTGCTGATACCGTAGCAGAATAACTTTGTCCCTTATTTACTATCGGTGTAACATTATCGATAGTACAATTGGTCAGATTGTTCGTGACAGAATATTGAACATTGCTATCAAGTACCAAGTCCCCAATATCAACCGTACTGCCATCTTCCATTTCGTACTTAAATCTATAAGTTCCATCCGCAAGATTACCCATGATCACAACATTATTTTCAGAATCAACATAACCGTAGATCTTCGGAAGTTCGATCCCGTTTCCTGTCGGTTCGCCATTTATAAAGATGTACAGCAAGCCGTCTGTGTGGATGCCGAGTGTTGCGGTGTTAAAAGTTTCCTTGCCTACGGCTCCCACCTCGTCCGCGGTATATGTAGGCTTTGCAGGTTGCTTTGCCCAATCGTAAACCACCGGGATATCCGCCTTTAACGCATACCCGGTCAGATCAACCGTCTGCTTGCCCAGATACTCCCAGCTACCGTTTACATAGATATACTCCGTGTAAAGGTTCTGTGATTCCTCGCCACTCTTTACCAAATATACGGTGGTTGTGCTGATATCCGCTGTTGGCAGGCTGTCCACCACTTGGATGGAAAACTTCGGGATGGCGCTTAACTTCTGGTTGATCTCTTCCTGCGTATAGGTTTCTGATTTCTTATAGTAGTTGACCAGATCGTTTACGGCGTTTGTGATAAAGTTACTGTCATTTGTCAGCTGGCTTGTCTTGGTGGGAATCTCCGATTTTCCAGCCTTATTATTTTCATGATCAACCAATGCCGCATTCATTTTATTAAGCGGATCAGCTGACAGTTTCTGACCATTAGTAAACGTTTGTGATGTATAACTCATTTTCCATTTTCTCCTTTTTTAACTGCCAAGAATCATATCGCCTAAAGTAGCCTCACCCAATACGCTCGTGGTATTTGCCGGCTCCTCTTCCACCGCGCTTGATACGATTGTCCTTCCGATCAATGTCAGCGTGCCGCCTTGCAATACATAATCTGCTTGGGTTGAGCCTTCATATCCGGCTCCTGTTCCTGCAGAGATGGCTAAGAGTGACAAGTTTGCCGTTCCAGTTGCATTTGCAAATGTTATTGCAGGATTTAGATTACTACTTACAATTGATGATGTCTCCCCATCGTTGTAAACATTAGCTATTTGTGCACTCACAGATCTATCCGTGAATCGAAGGTACAAACGGCTATATGCGTAATGCGTCTCTGCATCCATGTAACTCAAAGCAAGTTTTGCACCGCTATACAGTGATTTGTCTACGCCGGTATAAATAGAATGATAAGTGCCGGTCGTACTTATAACCTTACTGTATTCTTGAATATCAAAGCTAAGATATTTAATAGAATCAGCAATTTTAAAGACGGCGTACAGCGTGATTGGTTCGTCTCCCATAGTGAGCGAGGTCAGGATCTGTGTGCTGTCTGGCGAATTGCTCCAACCTTTAAAAGTAGCACCAGCCATTGCCGGCGTAAATGTTTTAGGACTCAAACAGTCTGCTCCACTGTCCACTTCTTCGGTATACGCTGATCCATTGCAAATGTATGTAACGGTACTGCCGGCAATATACGTCAGAACACCATTGTGGATCCATCTTTTGACCTTCTGGCCATTGAATTGCATATGCTTCATTACAATTTGGTTCGTAGATGTTGCCATATCAATCCCACCTTATCCTGTATAATCCGTTGTTTTTGTTACCAGTGTCCCGGTGGAACTGTCAAAGGAAACAACATATAGGACCTGCGAGAATCCTTCACCAATTCTATCCTCCAGGTCGTTCATGTTTTCTGCAGAAAACGCATCCCCTTCAACAGATACTTCGCCCTCAGATCGTTCCACTGTAACGGTCTCTGTTGTCCCATCTGCCTTAATTAACTTTCTGCGAGTGGGATATTCTGTTGTTCGATTTGTCCAAGTCTTTTTATTAAACGCCATTTTCTTTCCTCCTATAATAGCAATCCAGTATCATCACCGGCATAAACCTCATTTCCGGTATAATAATGAAACTGTGCACATAAGACCTCATACACATCAGCGAGTATCTTCTCAACATCGTTGTATTTCTGCCAAGTATTATATGGTAGTTCTGGTACAGGCGGAGTATCTGCATGTACTACATATCCGGACCTTATCGCGGCTATATTTTCCTTCATGGTCTCAAAGTACGATGCCGTGACAAATTCCGGAACATTATCCACGTAGCTTGTGGATGGTATCTCCAATACGTCCAGTAGAATTTGGATATTGTTTTCAATCCGCTCAAAATCCGACCTGTTAATACATCCTTTCAATCCTCGATTATAATCTTGCTGTTGCTCAACCGTCATTGCATCCCACTGTAATGCCAATAGTACCTTTGCATAGTCCACATCCGCCTGGCTACGGTCAATTACCGGTAGTATCCAATCGTAAGGATAAGAGTATCCTCCGGCATCTGCAGGTCCGCGCAGGCTACGAACCGAAAAGGTCGTCATTTTTTGTTTATAATAAGGATTTATTGGTCGCAAATCCATTATAGTAGCCCCCTTTCTCCTGCATAAATTTCACCGGTATACGCACTTTCTGTGGTTACCTTGCTGTACCCCCTACAGATGGCAGATGCTATATACCCGCCCGTTAAATCAATAGATTGGCGCATAATACCTGATGTTGCTATATTCCCTCTAACATCTACGATATTGACCCAATCTCCTGCCTTTTCCTCATCAAGCAGGTATCTCAGTGATACAATTTGACGCAGCTGATAGTAACTCAATATACGCTCAGCCACTTCTTTTACGCGCACTGCATTGAACAAAGTGCATCCTTCATATGAAATGATATTAGCCTCTTCCCCTGCCTCTATGTGTTCTACAGATACCGTGTGAGTAACCTCAATTGTTTCATACTTCTTGCCAGACACAACCACCTTACCGGGCTCCTCCATGCGTACCTTCACGTAATTTGTGCTTGCCTCCAAAATACTTCCGGCAGATATTTCAATATCAGTGTATGGATCTGTGAACTCTATCAAGCTATTGCCTGCTGGCAAAACATCCTCGAATATCTCTACAACTTCATCTTTCAGACGATAGCGCTTATATCCAATAGACACTCCGGACACGTAGTCATCTATCTCAATGGTTGTGCCCATGAACTTGCGATCTGTTCCAATAGTGCTGTCAGCATATCTGTCAGGCATGTAAATGTAGATACTACCACTTCTGCAGCAACTCACCACTGCTCCGCACGCAAACACTACCTGTTGCAGCGCCTCCCGGTGTGTACATATAGGCAAATATCCTGTAAGTAAAACATTGCGCACCTCGTCACTTACTGTGTAATCTTCAACGCCGGCGGATAACATTATAGAATCAATAATGTCTCCGGCTATCACATCCGTGAAAATTTGCCCTGCATAATAGAGCGTCTTGTCGATAAGTCCCATTCTATCGATCAATGAGAATCTCACTATATTACCTGTGCTTCTCCATGAATCAATATACAACACACCACAGGTCACCGCTTTACCAGAAACCACTTCTGTAATTGTCAACCTCTGTTTTTTCTGGATTGATCTCCAGAGTCCTCTCTGGTTTGATAACTCAAACTCATTGTCCCTGTCTACAATTGATATGCTTGCAGAGTTAATGGGAATTGTGGAGCTCGTAATGTCTATTTCTTCATCTATTGACGCCTCCTTAATTGTGTCAGATGCCCAGTCCATCTCTTTGCCGTACATCACATATCTGCAGTGTACGCGCTGGCCCGGCAATCTGGTCTTTACGAATTCGATTATCACTTTGCCATAATCAGATACCTGGCATTTGCAAAAGTATTCAAGGGCATCCGGATAAAATGTTGCGCTTGTAATCAAAAAACCATCCAGGTCATACCATGCAATAATTAATTCAGCAGGATAGTCTTTGACAAAATGGAGCGTTATTCCCGCTGAAGTGTGCGCCGCGGTAAAAGCCACTGCTATTACCGGGTTCTCCAAGAAGGTACAATCATTTTCTGATACCATGTCAGATATAAAAGGAATCTCTGTTGCATCTTCCATGATGCTCTGGGATCCATCGAGAAGGAAAGCATTCAGATCGGGAATTCCATATGTAGGGACAACAGCTTTTTCCTTAAGCAGCTGCAGTTCCCCGATTTCTGCATTGCTTTCAGAGGAAATTACACCATCCTCGATGGCTGAGGTATCAATAATTTCCATATGCACTTTACAATTCGTGTACGGCATAATTACCTCCCCACCTTACTTCTCCGGTATTCTTGCAGGCTTTTTACTTATATATTTGCACCGCAACCCCTTATATTTTGCAGTTTTTCCTGTTATCCTATAAATTTCATCAGAAACGCTGGATATGTATCCTCTGAATGTGTATTGTCCATTTGTAGTAGGGATCACAAAATCATGAAACTCAACCGGTTCCGTTAACTTATCCCACAGCGCTGCATATGTATCATCATCATTGATGGTGCCAAATGCCATTTGATAGTTAAAATAAACTCCGATCAGTTCACGCTTCATATCTCCATCTTCTGTTCGTTCAGCGTATTTATCCAGAAAATCTGCTTTCCGCTTTACTGACAAAAGCGGAACATCAAAAAACTGTCCGTCAATGCTGATACCCTGATTATATTGAGCCATTTTACACCGTCCTTACTCTCAGATTCGTTCCCACACGGGCGCGTTCTTTTTCCAGATATGGCAACTGTGTTTTTGCCAGTTGTTTGCCATCCAATTCCAGCACCACAGTCAGATTGCCCACGCCGTTTCCTCCTACGCCTTCTAACTCTTCTCGGAGACCCTGGCGTATAGTATCCATAGGCGCTTCAATATTGGTCTGCCCGGCCGGCTGATCATTCACAATGGCAAGGTAAGGATTTCCGCCTCTGAACACCGCACCTTTTGCCAATGCGGGATAGGGAATGCGCCCAAAATCAACGCTGGACAACGTACTAATTTTCATACCCTTAGGAACCGCAGAATTATATCCGCCGATGGCTTCATTAATTCCACCAAAAAATACATTGATACCACTTTCAGCCGCCTCAATAAGACCATTCAACAAGTCAATAAGAGAAGTCACCGCTGCCTTAAATCCATTATACAGCCCATCTTTCATACCCTTACCAAGCTCCGTCCATTTTTCAGCAGTAAACCACGGCTGTATATCTTCTTCAAACCACGATGAAATATTATCACCCATTTTTCCGAAAGAATTATCCCACGCTTCGCTTGCAGCGCTTTTAATGTTATCCAATTCCGCAAGCCACTTCTCCTTTGTAAACCAAGGCGAAACGTCTTTTTCCCACCACGCAGGTAGTTCTTTTTCCCACCAGTCCACAATACCGCTCCACCAGATGCCGAAACCTTGGCCTGCTCCATATAAAAGCTCACTCCATTTTTCAGCCGTAAACCACGGGGCAATATTTGTATCCCACCAGTTTTGCACATCGTCCCCAGTAATAAACCATTCTCCTATATCAGACAAACTGAAGCCTTCTGTGAGATTGATCAAACTATCCAACAGATAATTGATATCATCAAGAATTGCTTTGTTATATACAGCAGTATCATCTGACCAGCCTTTCATCATTTTGTGCAACCAGGAATCTTCATATGAAGAATCACTCTTAATGAAAATATCTAATAATTCCTCGGCCGGACCAATTATATTGGAGATTAGTTCAAATATATTGTTTAGAAGTTCCGTCCACTCTTCACTATTTTCTGTAAATGGTGTAGAAAACACGTCTACTAAATCAGAAAAGAATCCTATAATCTTTTCCAAAGAATCCATAGACGAGAATACATTCATTTTGGTAAAGAACTCAGAGATATTTTTAAAACCTTCTGATTCAAAAGCCGTTGCAATTCGAGCAAAAGCCTCTGAAATGCCCTGTATATTTTCTTGGAGATCTGTAAGGTTCCCAAAAATGGACGTAATTTTATTGATAGAAAATTCCTGAAGATTAGGATCTTCAAGAGCTTCTTTAACTCCTTCTGTGACACCTTCACTCACAGACTGTTTTACAGATGCTGCAGAACCAGCGACAACTCCAGTAGTAAACACAAACTCCTCTTTAAAATCATCTGCCGCCTGCTGTACTTCTGGGCTTTCAAATATTTCTGCTGCAGAGCGTTTAATGCTCTCCAAATTGCTTTCAATATCTTGTTTAGTTTTTTTGCTGATAAGCCCCTTCTTAAAGCCTTCAATCAGCAGATCTTTAATCTTCTGGGCTTTTTCTTCAATGTCCGCAAGCACTTCTTGCTGTTCGGCCACATCGTCCCCTAATGTTACGTTTCCCGAAGTTTCACTATCAGCGCCGGTATCTGGTTCACTGAGCAAATTAATGTCATCAAACGCTGCAAGTTTACTTGCATTTTTTGATGCATCATTCAGCGCCTCACTGTACTCATTCATTTTGTCAGTTGCACTCGCGGCACTCTTCGCTGAATTATCAAGGTTTTTTTCCTCATTCCCAAACGCAGAAAACACGGCACTGATGCCTTTTGCCACGTTGATCAAGCCAGACACTAAATCATTTAACCAATTAACAACCGGCGTAAGAATGGTAACAAGACCACTTCCCAAAATAGATAACAGTTCTTTCCATTGTTCTGAAAGGATCCTTGTCTGATTGGCCCAGGAATCCTGCGTATCCACAAAATCGTCCCCGATAAAGGCAAGCTGCTCTGTCACATACTTATACCTTAACATTACCTTTTCAGACTGTGTCATAGCCGCCAAAGTCTTGCGGATACCCTGCTCATATGCAAATTGTTGCAAATTAGTCTCTGTCATCACTACGCCAAATTGTTTTAGCGTCTCGGTCTCACCGGTATAGATAGATTTCAATGCAGTGCTTGCAGTACTCTGCTCTACATTGAAGAAAGAGGCCATATTACCGGTAATCCTTGTCAGTTCCAGCGCCATGTCCTTGGCATCTTCCATAGAATCAACCATGCTCTTTCCCATAGACATAAACGTGGAACCGGTCTGATAAGCTGTCAACTTGGACATGCCTAGTTTTTCAATAGCTGTGTCTGCAAGCGCATCCATTTCTCCACGCATGTTTCCAAACGACTTGCTCACAACATTGTCTACTTCTTGGATACTTGATGCAAGATCTATAGCCTGATTACCCACTTTAATTAAAGAGCTAACCGAAAATGCAACACCAAAAGCTGTGGCCAATTTCCCCAAACTGGAAAACATATTCCGTACACCGGTATCAAACCCTTGCGTATTTAATTTTGTATTTATTCGGACTGCACCATCATAAGCCCCTGCCATGCCTCTCACCTCACTAACACAGGACGGCTCAGGCTATCATGGCTCAGGCTCTACGAAATTCATTCCCCTGTCAATTGCGCAAAGAATTCATCAATCTTCGCTCTTTCATCCTCCGTGTACTCCACCAGGGAATACTTCTTCTTAAGTTCCGCATATGTCGCCCTCTGATCAGAGGACATGCTGCTTGTCAATTTCTTTGTTCTAATATTTATAACATTTGTAAATGCACATTCTCCAACATCACCGATCAAAGCCAAAAAGTGAAACCAATGCATTTTTTCCTTGGTCAAATCGATATTGTACGATCTTAGGAAAGCAGTCATAATACGCCCAGAATCTATCTCAAAATCAAAAGCCTGATCAGTTTCCTCTTCTTCATCCTCGCTCACGTTCTTTTTATCTCGCTGTTCCTGACCACCATTCATATACCATGCGAGGCAACGAAATGCTGTTTCATAATCAGGAATTCCTCTTCCAAAAAGCAAGTCAAGAGCAATAGCCACCCGCTCTGTCTCCTCTATCTCCTGATCTTCTAGGCATAAGGCAATCTGTATACCTATTCTGAAATCGGTGCGAATCAGGTAACCTTCAAATTCATCTGGGTAACCATCAAGTATTGCGTTCATCGGTTTCCCCTTCTTCCCGCACTATATTTGCTTCTGATCTGGGCATTTCTTTCCCTTCCGCATTTCTGAATGATAGGCACAAGTTGTTCAAAAAACTCTGTAATAGCATACATATCCGGCACAATATCCCCGAATACCTTTTGGCAGGTCCCTGCACCAATAAGTCTGTCAATCTCTTCTGCGATAAATCTTCCCGTTTCAATTTCAACGTCAAGTAAGGCCAACGCATCTGTTTCTGGCAATTTGGCTTGATTTATCTCTGCATACCTTTTCTTTATATTATCGAAAGCATTAGCAAATCGTTTCGGAAATGTTCTGTCAGCAAGGTTAATGGTTATATAGTCGCCCTTGTCATTTACCTCAATTTTAATTCCACTGGCACTTACTAAATTTATCTTTTCCATCATTTTTCCTTTCATTAAGGGCAGCCGTGACAAGCTGCCCTAGATATTGGATTATTCAGTAGCTGCTGCCACAAATTCTTTGGTCTTGGGATTGAACGTTCCGGGAATTGCATCTCCCTTGTAATTCAATGTATACCCAATGCTTAAAGGATCTGATGCAGGTCCTCCGAACGAATCGATCTGCACAGAAACTTTCTGCTGTTCTGCTGGATAAGCGCCATCCACTCCGTCCTCAAACGCATCCACAGTAACAATTGTGGTTTCTGCATCCTCTCCGATTGCACGGCTTTTTCTCAAAGCGTTTACAAATTCAAACACAGGATTCCCCTTCTTTGCCTGCTGTGTAACAGGTGCATTGGGCTGATAACCGGTAACGGTAGTATCTGCTGAATCCTGATTGATGAACTGCTCCGTTTTGGTCTGGGGGTTATATGAAATAGACAAATCTGTCACACCATCACCAATCAGTTCATAAGTGCGACTTTCCCCTGCCGGAGTAGTATCAATCATTGTGATAAATGCACTTCTTTTCATCCTTATCTCTCCTTTTCATATTTAATTGCTATTGTCATCTGGTATAAAAAATTGTTGTCCTCTGTTTTACCCACATAAAATGGGGTTGTAATGCTGACGCTTATAACTTCAGCGTCTGGTATGGCCGGAAACTCGCCTGCAACATCCTTTTCCCATACCCATCTTTCAAGCGCTTCGCCGAAAGTATTGTTGTCTATGCGATCTTCATTCGATTGATTGGGAAGTCTTGCTTGGAAAGTATAGTGGTCAGTGTATGCCTTATTCCCGGACAGATATTCTTCAACATTTTGCACCGGTGCCCGGACTAGTGAAAAAGAATCGACCCTACTACTCTGCTGGTCAGTATCTATCTTCTCTAAGCCTTCATACATGTCCAGCTTAAATCCTTTCAACCAATGTATAATTGCCTCTGATACCGTCATTTACCTACCGCCCTTCTTGCCGCCCTTTCAACCTGTTCTCTTCCACCTTCTTGAATATACCGGTGTGCCCAATAAGGTCCACGTAACCCGCCTTGTTGTACACCACCATTAGACCAATTCCAGTCCCTTTCTCCGTAGTACAATCGCCGTGCCTTATTATCCACATCCCACACAATTTCGCCCGAACCTATGTCAGTGTTTGCAATTCCACTAGCCAATAGATCCCCCTCGTCTAACGGAACATAAGGTCCTACGCCCATTAAGAATGTCGAATCTATTGCCCTTTGTACGCGACCTTGTTCGTCAATTCCAAGGCGGTGCATGCAAGATTTTTTATTGATTTCAAGTTGACAATCAAATTTCATCAACTAACCACCACCTTGATGTTTTTCAGAAATTGTCGATTCGCGTTTCCATTAACCGACTTAATCAAGCCAGACTGAGGATATTTTTTTACCAAGTCAGAAATCCTTTTTCCTTTTGATCCGTCCACAACATCCCCCACATTGCCAAATACAATGCAATCCTCTTCATTGGTTGCATTAAGTATCAAGCCCTCGTAAGTACCTTCAGGAAAGGTTATAGATGCATATGACACGATACTGAGCACGCCATCTGCATTCTTGCGCTCCTTCTTATCAGACCACTGAACGCCTTCAACAACTGTCCTTTTCCATTCTGTATCTGATACTTTGTTGTAAATCGTCACTGTATCCGTAAACACTGCCATCAGTATGCACCTACCAATCCAGTGCCAGAAAGCCATGCCCGAATAGATCTCTGCAGTTCACTCCGCATTTGCTCCTCTGTCTGTATCACATAACTCTCAGAGTACCCATCATTGCTGACGGAAGATAGTCCCTTGCCTTTGCCAGATTTGCTATCCTCTGCCATTTTGTTCATAACTTTACAGATGCAGTCCTGTAACTGTGCATACCCGAACGTGTTCTCAGTGATTGCCGCCCAGCGAATTGGCCCGATCACGGCACAAACTTCTTTTTCTGCCAGAGACTCGGCTTTTTCAAACTCTTCATGAGGTATGTTAGAGAAAAGGGAGCTGTAATACTCCCAAGATACTATCTGTGACATTTACCGCTCCCTCCCTTCCTACTTTTGCAGTTTCGCTTTAAGCTGTTCGTTCTCGGTCTTAAGCAGTTCGTTCTCAGCTTTCAGGTCCTTAATCTCACTTTTCAGTTTCGCCTCAGTTGCACTCTTTTTATCAAGCTTAACTGCTCCTACTCCTACTCTCTTCATAAGCTACCTCCTAGGCTTTGCTATGCACGTAGATACCAGCACGCTTATTCTGGTATGCGTCCACAATACCGTATTTGCGATACTTAACAATATCAGCATCCGCATCGGGATTAGCTGCTGCCAGTATGATATTGCTTGCAACATGCTTATCAAACTTAATGATTGCAGGTTTATGCACAATCATAAAGCTGATATCAGAAGCGTTGCCAGCCTTCTGATAATGACCAGCCTCTTCTCCCTCGGTCTTGCCATCTAATAGATCGATTGCAGTGTAGAATCTCGCCTGCGGAACGGCCTTCTTAATGGAGAATTTGCTCAGGATCTCACGTGACTTTGTGGTATCCAGCGCCATCACGCTATTGAGCAGAGTTGCCGTTGCATACAGCAGGCGGTTTTCCTGAGGCACTTCATCCTCGTCCATCTTGGACCATGCGGTAAGCAGTGCATCCAAGAACTGCGTTGCATCTGCAATCTCGCCTGTTGCCTTGGAAATATTCTCCATTGCTGCCAGAGTTGCGAAAGTAAATGCGTCTGCCTCGGGAGCAACTTTTTCACGCATGAGAG